TTTTCACCTTCTGAAAACTTCTTTAACTATCCCAATATTTTTGATGTATACATTGAAGGCCCACTTGCAAAACAAGTAGAGAGATTTTTACCTATGGTATGTGAAGATGTGACTGCTGGACAGATAGACGATGACGACTATCTTATTACACAAAACACAGATGTGCAATGGGCAGGTTCTAAAACACTATCATTAAGTTTTCAAGAAATTAAACTTATGTCTCAAGAGGTATATGCATCTAGGGTTGCATCAGAAATTGTTGTACCAACTATAGGTGAATGGGGTAATCTAACAAATACTACTGGTTCTGAAAGTATAATGGAAAATACCCAAGATAAAAAGAAAAATGGGCCTCAAACCCCAACAACATAGGATAGAATATGGCTCAAGAATTTTTTAAGAACTTTCCCGAAATACAATATAAACTTGATAGTGGTAAGATTGTCACTATCAAAGATTTCTTTCGTAAATCTTCTATAGAACCAGCTGCACAGGAAGCTATAATTGATTATACATTTTACGAGTTAACAGAAGGTGATAGACCTGATATTGTTGCAAGTAAACTTTATGGTGACCCTGATTTACATTGGGTATTCTTTTTAGTAAATGAATTTGAAAACTATTATGATTGGTTTAAAAGTTCTAGAGATTTTGAAAACCACATAACTAAAAGATATGGAGGAAAGTATTTTGTCTGTGATTCTAGTACAGACATTGTATCAGCAACAAGTAAGTTCCTCATAGGAGAAACAATCACGGGTGCAGATTCAAAAGGTGTAATAATAGATGTAGACCCTACATTTTGTAGGATAGGTGTTGATGTAGAGAAAGGATTTGCTAACCCAGTGTTAAGCACAGGTTCCTCTTCTAGTAAGTCAGTCACACCAGTTTCTATAATAGACATGAAAGACGGTGTTGCTTATTATGAAAAGGACGGAGTTAAAAGTACACACTTCGTTAGTGGTGCAACTGCAAAAACTATTTACGAAGACGAATTTGAAAAGAACGAAGAGAAAAGAAAAATAAAAATTATCAGACCTAATATGATTGGAAGAATCGTATCACAGTTTGAGAAAGTAATGAAATCATGAGTCAAAATTATGCAGTGGGTGAGTTCGTTGTAGAAGCATTCACCTTAATAAATCAATATAACGAATCTTTAGAGATTACCAATATGGTAATGGGATTCAAATTGTATGAATCCATATTCAATAAGTTTGTCACTGGTGAGGTATCAGTTGCAGACGGTCTCAATTTACCTAAAAACTTTAGATTAACTGGTCAAGAGTATCTTCGTATTTCAATCAAACAAAAAGAAGGGAATGACGAAGAGGCCGAAGAAGATTTTTCAATCGATAAAACATTTAGAATTTACAAACTAGACAATATTATCAGAGTAAACGAAATCACTCAATCTTATGTACTGAGAATTTGTGACCCTAGAATGTTTTATGCAAGAAAGAAAAAAATCAGTCAAACACTCAGAGGACGATACGACCAAATATTACAAAATGCATTGGTTGATGTTGGTAAGTTTAAAGTGGAGGAATTTGACGCATGGGAACAGACTAAACCTGATAATAAACAATTGATTTGTCCTAACTGGAGTGTTGCACAATTAACTGATTACATAGTTAACAATTCTCAGGTGGGTGAAAGTCATGCATTTAAAAATGACATGTTCTTTTATCAGACACTAAATGGAGGATTTAGATTCCAAAGTTTTGATAGTATGTGTACTCAAGAGTTTCCAATCCCATTCTCTAACATACCTAGAAATACATCACAAACAGAAGACGAAAATTTAAATGCACCTTTAGGACTAAACTCTGCAATACTCGTGTACAAAAAACCTCAAATGTTCGACACATTACAAGGAACTGTCGGTGGCGCATACGCATCTACATTAAAGGTGTACGACCCAATTAGGAAATTAGAAGAAGAAAATGTCTATGATTTAGAATCTTCAATGAAGAAAGGGAACCATGTATCAGGTCACCCTATGTTATATGTTGACGATTTAGAAAGAGTTCTGACAGCTGGAGAAGTCACTGAGATAACAACCTCTCCCGAGGTTAGTGAAACAGATATAGATATACAACCAACTAAAGAATTTGGTGGAGTAATAATAAATGATTATCACAATCAACATTCATTCGATAATGCAACAAGTTTATCAGACCCCGAAGTATTTGAATCAAGAAAACTAAATGATAGTGGTGTCTTAGAAAGAAGAGCTCTCTTAGATATTTTACAACAACATAGAATTCAAGTCACAATTCCACTAAGAACAGATTTATCTGTAGGTATGATAATAAAGTTTGTTATGACTACACCTGAAACTATGGGTGAAGGTGATAAAGCAGATAAAGTAAATGACGATAGATATCTCATAACAGATTTAGCAGTTGAGGGTGATACAGTCTCGAAAACAGGAACATGTATTTTAGAGTGTGTAAAAGAAAGTTATGCACAAAAGATTGAGACTGCAAAACCACTAGATGAAGTTTCGGAGGCAGAACAAATATAATGGAATACTTTTACGGGATAGTTGAAGACCGACAAGACCCTTTAAAGGTGGGTCGTGTGCGCGTGCGTATACACGGGATTCATACAGACGAAAAAACTTTGATTGCAACTGCAGACTTACCATGGTGTCAAGTTATCCTTCCAACAACTTCTGCAGCTCTATCAGGATTAGGTACAGGTCACGGACTCGTAGAAGGGTCTACGGTATTTGGATATTTTAGAGACCATGCAAAACAAGACCCAATAATTTTAGGAAGTGCAGCTGGTATTCCACAAGCTGGATATAAAGAATCTATAACAGACGACCTCATAACAAGAGACATAGAGAAAGGATTCAACGACCCAAGGGCATTGACCGTTGACGATTACAAAGGTGGTTCAGAAGAACCAAATCCGATACAGGATTCAAGAAGAGGTTGGGGTCTTACTACTGCAATGGATACTGCACCAAAGTTTCCAAAAGAATTAAAAATTAATTACGATAATACAGGTTCTACGATAGAAGAGTTAGAGTTAACAAAAGATATGTTGCCTTACTATCCTTTGTATACAGACGATTCAGATTACTCTGCATATGCAAGGGGTTCAGTATTAGACCATAAAATAAAAGGTGATATACTTCACCCACAAACACAACAAATTTTATCAGACTTTGTAGATGTAGATTCTGCACCAGTATATCCTTATAATAAAGTTCACCAGTCAGAATCAGGACATGTATTTGAAATAGACGATACACTAGGTAAAGAAAGAATTAATGTTCACCATAGGTCAGGAACATTTCATGAGATACATGCAGACGGTTCAGAAGTCACACGAATCGTAAACAATAACTATACTGCAATTCTAAAAGACGACAAAGTTTACATTGCTGGTAATACGGATTTACAGGTTGGACATGGGAATGTAAATATAACAGTAAATACTGGTAATGTTGATATGAAAGTAATGAAGGGTAATGTGACTTCTGAGATTACAGAAGGTAATCTCAAAGCAGACATATTGAAAGGAACAACAGATGTATTATCAGAAGGTAAAATAACTATTACAGGTAATAATACAACAGAGATTATATCAAACACTACAGTCACAGGAACATTACATGTGACTGGAGCTCAAACAAATGATTCAACAATTCATGCGAAGGGAGATATTAGAACTGACGCTGGAAACGGTATAACACTAGCAACACATAAACATGATGTACCAGTTAAAGGAGGTTCAAGTGCAGGCACACATACTTCTAAAAAAGGTAAGTAAGTTGTATAAATAGTATTATGGTCGACTATGTAGTAAATAAAGGAAAGAATGTTGCAATCAAGGAAGCATATAAAGACCTTGATTTATTCTTCACAGCACACCCTATCACAGGAGATGTTGCAACCAAGTCTGATACAGATGCAGTTCGTAGAGCAGTAAGAAATATAGTTGAAACAAATCAATATGAAAGACCATTTAAGCCTGGCTTCGGTGGTAATGTAAGGTCTCTTTTATTTGAATTAGATACCGACAGAAAAGTGAGGAGAGCAAAGGCACAGTTGGCAGAACAAATAGTAAATTTTGAACCTAGAGTGACAAATGTACGGTGTGAGTTTGAGTTCAATGGAAACAATCTAGATGTCACAGTCTTTTATAATATAAAAAATGGAGTAAGTAATCAAGCACTCCAATTCATAGTAAATAGGACACGATAATGGCAGTAAAAAGTTCACAATTAAATGTCACGGATTTAGATTTTGATAACATTTCGGATAATTTAAAAAATTATCTCAAAGGTCAAACTGTATTCAAAGACTATAACTTCGAAGGGGCAACTTTATCAGTTTTGGTTGACCTACTAGCATATGCATCTCATATTGGTGCAATCAATACAAACATTGCAGCTTCTGAATTGTTTTTAGATTCTGCACAGATAAGAAAGAATGTAGTTTCTCGTGCAAAAGATTTAGGATTCACACCTTCCTCAGAGAAAGCTTCTACGGCAGTAGCAACCATGACATTGAGAAATGTTAGAGGTGGAGACGGACTTGTACCTTCACTAACTTCAATGATTATGCCTAGAGGCACAATATTCAGAACAACATATGAAGGTTCTAACTATGAGTTTGTCACTGCAACAACATATACACCTACAGTAGACGGTACAACCTTTACATATTCAAATCTAGATTTAGTACAGGGAACTTTTGCCCAAGACCAATATGTTTTTGATTCACAACTTGCAAACCCTAAGTTCGTTTTATCAAATGCAAGAGTAGATAAAACTCGAATGACAGTGACAGTTAACTCAGGTGGTGTCTCTTCTGTTTATGTGTTATCTACTGATGTATCAACAATAGATACAACCTCTAAAGTTTATTACACCCAAGAAAATGAAGAAGGATTTATTGAAATATATTTTGGTGACGGTACTTTAGGAGCTCAACTATTGGACGGAGACATAATTTCAATTGATTATATTATAGTTGACGAACAACATGCAGACGGAGCTAGTAAGTTCACTCAGATATCTGCAATCAATGGATATTCAGATTCACAATTAGTTGTGACTTCGAATGCATCAGGTGGTGCAGAGAAAGAATCAATAGAATCAATCAAATTTAAAGCAACAAAGTTCTATACTTCACAAAATAGACTTGTCACACTAAATGACTACAAAGCAAAAGTTCAAGAATACTATCCAAATGCAGATGCAGTTGCAGTATGGGGTGGTGAAGATAATAATCCCCCTGAATACGGTAAAGTATTCGTTGCATTAAAACCAAACAATGCAGATTATCTATCAGATACAGAAAAGAAATTAGTTAAAGATAATCTAAACAAACTAAACATGTTGACAGTTAGACCTGAGATTATAGATGCAGATATAATTAAGATTTTAATTACTACAACAATTAAATACAATCCAAGTCTCACAACTTTAACGGCAGGAGAACTTGCAACATTGACAAAAAATACAATCAATCAATTTGATACAGATGAATTGAACGGATTCGATGCAATCTTTAGACACTCTAATCTATTAAAGGTTATTGATGCAGCTGACTCTGCAATTTTATCTAATACAACAAACATAAGACTTAAAAAGAAACTGAAACCAACAGTATCTACAAATCCAAAAGGTTATACAGTTTCTATGGGTAATGCTTTATTCAATCCACATGCTGGTCACAATGCAGATGCTGGTGGCATTATCTCAACAACAGGATTTAAGGTTGGAGGTGACTCTGTTAATACCTATTACTTTGACGATGACGGAAAAGGTAATTTAAGAAGGTATTATCTATCAGGTGCAACTCGAATCTATAAGGACAGTGCAGCTGGCACAGTAAACTATGCCACTGGATTGATATCTATCAATGCTTTCATCTTAACCTCAACAGTTAATGCTGATACATCGATAGACTTCACAGTCATACCTTCGGGTAATGATGTCGTTGCAGAAAGAGGGAACTTAATTGATATCTCTAGTGACGATATTAAAGTGACTGCTGAAGTGGACACCATCGCAAGTGGTGAATCAAGTGCTGGGGTCGGGTATACTTCTACCTCAA